GGTCATTGCCATGAACGATCGAGTGCAGAATCGTTGCATCCGCAGTTGCCTTATCAACCACTGCTTCAATTTGTTGCTGTAGGTTTAAGGCCATGAATTGCTTTCCATCACCAGTTTTCGGTGGGCAAGTGTTGGTTGATCAAAATGTCAAAGTTGTCAGCCGACTGCTGCAAGTCTTCAAGTTCGCTGTCGAGCAAGATGCCCAGCGCGCCTTGCGTCAAAGTTGGGCGATTTCTAATTTCCAACTCACCCGTGACTTCCCATTGGTTTTTTCGGACTAACTTGGCTTGATAGGCTTTGGTGAATCTGGCTTGGTGTGTGGCCATGCCAATCCCACCCAGTAGCTCAATGTCAAACCACTCAGCCCCCTCTTTCGCTTCGTGCTTGAACCAAGCTTCAAAGATGGCGTATGTCAGTGGTCTCAAATTCCAACGAACAGAAACCTTGGCAGGCGTTTGCGTAAACCGACGCCGCGCTCGGGCAGCGCCTGACTCCATGTCCGTTCGAATCACCCCTTCACTTGGAGAAATCTGATAGCCATCTACGCTTGGAAGTGGGATCTTGTCTGGCCATACCAAATTAGTCATCGCATTGCTCCTGCAGCGGGGTTCAACCCATAGCGACGCTCAAGGGTTGGTGCAATCCCCGTGCCCTGACCAATCGATCGGGACATGCGCGCTTCAATTTGCTCCACGATGATGTCCAGACGCATAGAGCCATCCGCTTGTTGAGAAGACTGCACCCGCGCATCCACACCTGAGGCGTTGTTGATCACGTTCACAGCCACGCGCACCTGAGGTTGGCTCTTCGTTGAAAGCACCCCACCCAATGCACGCATCTGTCCGGGCGTGAATACAGCCTCACCAGGCTGGGCAATGATGGGAACTTCACCCTCGACAAGACCACCCGTGTGATACCGAGTCGCACCCATGAAGTTGTGAAGTCCGACTGAACGAGAAGCCAAGCTATCTGAACCAATCAAGCCACCTGTGTGCGCCACGGCAACCAAAGGGTTGTAGAGATCCGTCGCTCCCGCAGGAACGATGCTTCCACCTGCGGCTGGCGTTGGGGTTGAACCCAAACCACCCAACCACCCAGCCAGTGGCAAGGTGATCATTTTTTGGATTTGAATGCGCACCAGGTCCGCAATGATGGAGTTGGCCAAGCTACTGAAATCGAGCTTTCCCGTGGTCACGAACTGAACGAGCGCATCCTCCATGCCTTTGAAAGCTGAAGTCACCGCCCGCTCAGCTTGCTTGGCTGCATTCGTGGAATCTTCCACATAACTGCGCACAGATGAGCGCATGCCGTAGTCAAAGGAGCGTTGGTACTCCGCATTGGCACGGGCCAAATCAACGATCACAGGCAACTGGCGAGACAGGGCATGGTTGATGAGCTCGATCGCCTCGGCTTTGAGGCCGGGGTCGGTGATTTGCTCGGCTTGCTTGCGCGCAGCGTAGGCTGCTTTTTCCAAATCGAACTGGACTTGCATGCCTGCACGCTCCACCTCACCCACATCGAGCATTTGGCGCTTGAGCACCAGCTCTTCTTGCTTGAGGCGGTTGTTGCCGATATAGCCTTCGGTGATCTGGTGGACTTTTTGGAGTTCTTTCTCGTATTCGTCAAACGTCTTGTCCGCGATCTTTTGCTTCTCCATGGCCTCGATGACCAGGATGTACTTCTCAGCTTCCGCACGAACGCCTGCATAGCCCTTCTTCTCCAAGTCCAGCGCTTTGGCTCTGAGCTCTGCACCTTCACCACCCGTCACACGCAGTGAGCGTTGTTCGACCTGTTTTAAGAACTGCAACCCCTCGTTGTTCTTATCAAACCCCGAGAGCTCCAACCCCGTGGGCGCTTTTCTGGGCATCTTTGGCAAGAACTCGTCATAGATCTTTTGGACCTGCGCCGCTTGCTCCGCCGTATCAAGAACAAACTTCTGCCCCATCACCCGAACGGTTCGACGTTGCTCGTCAAAGAACTTCTCAATCGAGTTCACATAACCCGGGTTGTCATTGATGCGTGCCAATCGCTCGTTGGCTGATTCAACAAACTTGTCACGCGCGCCTTGGAGCTTGGCAATCTCCGCATCAATCTGCTGTTCGTTGTAGCCCATGGACTTCATCGAGCGCAGCATGTCGCTCTTCATCCAAGTCTCTACGTCTTTGCTCACCACCGACAAACTGTCGAACGGCTGGGAGATCACCCGCTTGGCCAGCACTGCCGATTCGGCGATGAAGCCCAGCCCCTTGGCAACATCTTCAAGGTAGTTGAGGACTTGCTGGCGGTTGTTGCTAATAGCAATTAGCTCACTGCTAAAACCGCCCGTCTCTGTCTTTGCGATGAAGAGATGCTCAGTCAGGTCAGCCAAGATTGGAATGAATGCTGAGCCAATTTGACGCTGCACACCTTCGTTGACTGCGTGCAGTCGCTTGAGGTTGTCGTTGAACTCTTCCGCAGCACGGGCAGTATCCGCCGACATCACCAAACCTAAACGCTTGGCTTCTTCCATCATGGCCGTGATGCCCTCACGCCCTTGATTGAGCATTGGGATCATGTCCAGACCGTTCTTACCAAAAAGCTTCACAGCTAATGCAGCTTTCTCGGCACTGTCGGGCATGGCCGAGAACTTGTCTGCCAGATCGAGCAACACTTCTTCGGTCGGGCGAATCTGGTTGTGCGCATCCAAGGCAGAGATGCCAAATGCACGCAACGCTGCGCTGCCTTCACCGCCTTTGACTTTGGCGTCAAACATGGCGGTCGACAAGAACTTCAAAGCCTTGGTCAAACTCTCCGTGCTCACGTCAGACAGCTCAGACGCATAAAGCAGCGCAGACAAAGCCTCCACGGACACAGCCGTTTTTTGGGACAGCTTGTTGAGTTCTTCGCCCACCTCAGCCACGGGCACGATCAACTGGTGCATGCCATAGCCTGCGGCTGCGATGGAGGCCCCAGCAATCAAGCCTGCGGGGCCGAGTTTGCCCAGCACCGTCCCGAGTATGCCAAGACGCGATGTTGCATCTTCCATTTGGGCGAATGCATCGTTGGCAGCTTTGGAGACGATCTGCAAACCCGCCGATGCAGGATGAGACGCTGCTTCAATGCGCTTGAGGGATTTCTCCCCGGCTTCACCCACATCAGACAACTCAGCCTTGACCTTGCCGCCATCCACCACCGAGAGTCGAATTGCGAGATTGCGTTCAGCCATGTCCGTTACCTGTTGTTGATACGTTGCTTGAAGAATTCATGGCTGCCGTCACTCCCGCCTCAATCGCAGGAAATATGTGCGACATCGCACAGACATCCGCATCCAAAACCTCACTGGCTTGCCTCCATGCGTTGAAGTCCAAGCCAATGACTGTGTTTTGAGCCATGCGAAGCTGAGCCGCGCAAACCTCCAGCACCGACAGCGCCTGCCAACCTTCTTCGGTTTGAGGCGCGTTCAATCGGTACGGACACTCAGGGCACGTTGTTCCGCACGCTTCGCAGTACGTGGGCCCGCCACCGAAGTGCCATTCGGTGCGAGCCTTCAGACGTTTTTTTCTGCATCCAGCAAATAAAGCGCCGCCAGATACTCACGCTCGAAAGCATCAGCCACAGGCCACAACTCCATCAAAGCTTCAATGCCCTCTGGGGTGACAGATGTGGCTTTGCCCTTTTCGTCACCCACACCTTCCCAAGCGAGCACGGCTAACTTGGCCAGTTCGGTGATCAAAGTTGCAGTGCGTTGTCCCGCTGCGGCATGGTCTTTGCCGTCGATGACAGATGCCGCATGGCGCGCAGCCATGACCAGTGCCGTGGTCGCGGGTTTGACCTTGACGCGCACGCCATGGTTCAAGTCGAGCCAATACGGCTCACGTTTTAAGTTGAGTTTGAGCATGGGAATGAATCTCTTGGAGTGGCTCAATAGCTAGCCACGTCGTTGTGAAGAATGACCGTGAACATCCGACCAGCGGCGGTGTTCTTGGCGGCTTGCCAGTTGAAGGTGGCCTGAATGCCACCAGGCCCAGAGATGGAGAGCTTGGGCTTTGGCAGATACACCTCATGCGCGATGAAGGTCAAACTCTTCGTGGCATCAATGACGTAGCTGAACGTCAACTCCAGTGGCGCGTTGTTGGTCGCCGCATCGATGAGGTCTGTGTCAGCAAACCGAACCTCAAGGTTTCCGGTCAGACTGGCAACCGTTGGATCAGCCCCTTCGATTTTTCCGTCAGAACGGATGGTTTCTATGCGGGCTAGGTTGTTTGAATAGGTGAGCTGCGCCGCGACCACGTTGCCAAGCGCCTGTCCATTCTTTTTGATCGAACCTTGAAACTGGTTAAACCGAGTGATGCCCAGCGCCTGTGGCGTTGCATCCACTGACACCAGTTGCTTGACCTCACCTTGCGCGATCAAACCCAGAGTCGCATCCGCTGCGCCTGAGCGCGCGAACTTGACCTGAACGGAGTTGACCATAACGCCCGACGACTCAAAGTACGCGGGGATATCAGGCAAGCCAGTCTCAAGCGCGAGACTTGGCAAGACAGGCTGGCCAGAGCCAAAGGTGTGCTGATGATCCACATCGCCTGTTGAAACAGGAGCCCCCAGCAATGCCTTGAGCCACAAGCCGAAGTTGCGCAAGTCGATGGGGACCACCATGTCGCCTTCGACCTTGATTACATCGCGAATGGGCGCGCTGGGGTCTCGCCCCAGTCCAATCAGGTCATTGGCAATGAGGCCTTGCTCAGACCCCAATGAGGTGGACACAAAAGGGAGCTTCCAGTACTCGGTCGTTCCACTGGGGTGCGTTCCGTAGGAAGGTTCGAATGCAGCCAGCAAGCTGGCATTTGCGCCATAGGCACGGGCCATAGTTGTTCTCCAGTTTCAAAAAGATTCAAGCCAGCGGATCGCTGCTTGCGTAATGCATCACCACATCCAAGGTGCAGGCCTTGATGCCCACAGCACCATCGGGGGCGACTTCCTCAAACTTCGGGGGATGAATTTCAATGAACTCCACAACGCCGCCCAAAGTCCGGTCTGCCCTGACAAGTGACGAGAACTGCTTGAGCAACGCATCCATGCGCGCATCCCGCTCCGCGCCATCGGGGTGACTCACGTACACCTCCAAATTGGCCGAGTGCTCCCACTGATAGGTCAGTGGCGAGAGCATCACTTCGACTTCATTCATGTCGCCATCACGCAGCACCACCATGGCGTGCTCTGTCATGCGCTCGGGCAACGCACTGTTGCGCTTGGGCACATTGCCACCAAGGGGCAACTGTCCCAACAACTGAAACAAAGCCCCGACGGCTTCTTCACGCTTAGACATAAAAAAACAGGCCCACGGCCTGCTCCGGTAAATCAACTCCTGCCCTCATTCATCGGGCCAGTTGGAGATGACGTTTTTTATGAGCTGGGATTCCCAGCGTTGAACGGCTGAATTGATATCGAACTTCTTCTTAAGCTGAGCCTGAGGCACTAGCAAGAAGATCGGAACACTCACGAGCCCCTTACCGGACTGCTGCGCCGAAGCAGAAGCGGTTGTGAAACCGCCCCGCTTGCCTGCTCTTGCACGTTGGTTGTCCGCCACCAAGAGTGACGGCTTACCTGCTCGGTAGACGAATCGAAGTCTCTGGCCGCGCATGCGCTCCCAAAGCCCCGGTGTGATGCGCTTGCCGCGTGGGCCTGTTCCTGCGGCTGGCAATGGAATGGAGAGCCAAAACCCGTTCTTCGAACGAATCAGTGCGCCCTCGTCATGGGCAGCCACAACCACAGGCGCTCGGCTGTAAACCAAACCTGCAGCTCCCAAACTCTCACGCCCCTTGGGATACACCTCACCTCGCCAGGTATTGGCAAGACGCGCGCCAAGACCAGCCCCTGTGATCTGACTGCGCAGCTCACTTTTGAGGCCATCGGTGGCATCACGCACACCTGTGGTCACCGCATGTCTGGCCGCCTTGAGTTCAGCGGCCATGAGTTTTTGCAGATTGCCACTGAGCGCAGCAATGAGTCGTGAAGACACGGTCAATCCTCCGGCCAGATAGACGCACTCACCGTCCAGACGAGCCGCTCACGGTCAATGAGCGGCTCCCCATGGAGGACATAGCGCGTCCCACCCAACACCAATCGATCGCCATCTTTTGGCTGTTTGACCTCGGATGCCATCAACTCAAAACGCTGGGTGTCGACCACCAGATGGGTTTGACCGAAGTTTTGAACTGCATCGGGCGCTTTGGCGATCACTCGCACATCGAGGGAGACCCCCGCTTGCGTGATGTACACAGCGGGGGTCCCCAAGCGAAGAAACAACCGAAAGATGAGCTGAACGAAAGGATCTCGACTCATCAACTATCCCCTCAGCTGGCTAAAACTTTGACCAACAAGCTCGGACGATGGCACATGGGCAACGGGTTGCTCTGCGTGTGCAAGTCCGTACCGCGACCGAAGTCACGCGGCTCTTGCTTGGCATACAGCGGCTGGCCCAATGTGTTGACCGTCTCATTGAAGTCGGCGGGTGCGAAGTACGTGGCAAAGGTATCGAGCGTGCCCTCAGGGAACGCCTGACCTTCGCCGGGCTCAATGAAGCGGCGCAGATTGCCCGACATGTCCGTCGCTTGGCCCAAGTACTCTTCAAAGGTCACACCTGCAAAGGTGAAACCAGAGCGTTGGTCCGTGCGCAACATGGCGCTCTCTTGGGTGAGCTGATATGCACGGATCACATTGGGGTGACTGGTGAGCGCATCGAAGAAGTCCGAAGACACCAGCACACGCACATTGGTCATGTACTCGCCTTTGAGGTTGAGCTCAAAGTAGCGCTTCAGGTCCAGACACTTTTTCTTGACGTCCGTGTCCTTCTTGTTGAGTTCGAAATTGAACACGGCAGGCGTGATCTGGAACTCTTCAAACAAGTCGTACAGCACGGAACCATCCGCATCCAAGATGACGCCTTTGAGAGCGCCCATGCGCAAGTGCTCCAAAGTGATCGCATGCTTGTTGCGCATGGACTGCAAGTGATCGGTCATCACATTGGCCACGGTCTCGGTGTCTGTCTCAGAACCAAAAGCGCGCAGACCTTGAATTTCCTCGGGTAACACCACATCGTCGTGTGGGATGTGAGGAATCATGAACGAACGCAACTTGCGACGGCTGCGCTGGCCCACCGTACCGGGGGCACCCACAGGCAATGTGGGCAAGAGGTTCAACACGCCATCACGCTCTTCAATGGCAATCTGGCGAAAACGCACAGGCTTGGCAGGCATGAGGTTGATCTGTTCAATCTTGCCGAACTGATTGGGCAAGATGTTGATCGCGGCGGTCAATGCGGTCATTGAGAACGCGGGGGACTGGAAAGGATTGTTCATTGCTTAGACTCCTTGACGAACGAGAATGCCGACGGCTTCGAGCTGCGCAGTGGCAGTCGCTTTTTCTTCGGCGGTGATGGCGACGGGCCACACGAGGGCGTGGTGCGCGACGATGGCTTGGCGTGTCGCAGCGATGCCGCTGGACTTGTCGCCTGTGGTGGCATCCACGGACTGCAACAAAACAGCCGTGGCGATTTGCGTGCCATCGGTGGCAGCGGGGTCGAGTGCTTTGACCTTGCCGTTGGCATCAACGCGTCCGAGGACCGTGCCGATGCGCAAGTTCTGGCCTGCAGCGACTGTGACTTGGTCGCGGGAATAGAGGGACTCTTCCTCATACTTGAGCAAGTCGCCCAAGGTCAACTCATTGGTGAGAACCGACATTTAAAACTCCTAGTTGGATTTGTAAGAAGGACGATTGGCCGCGAGTTTTTGGGCACGCTGCTGTGCAGCGATTACCACAGGGCTTTGCTCAGGCTTGGTCGTCGTTTGGGTACCGGCTTGCGGCAAGATGTGAGAGCTGATCTCGGGGCTATCGGACGCTTTGGCGGCCAACAACTCATTGCGAACTTGCTCCACACTCAAGCCACGCTCCAGCGCAGAGAACGTCATGTCTGACTTACCTGCCAACAAGCACATCTCGGCGACGGCCAGCACGTTG